CATCAGGAAGGCGGAACACATCGCCATCATTGATGGGGCGTGATGTAGTCAAAGCAGCCCAAGCCAGCATATTGCCTGAAGTGGAAGCATTAAAGATAGCTGCATGGGTAACTGTTCTCTAATTGCCACCAGAGTCAGCAGCAAACTCGATTGCAGCAGAGTTGGTTGCCGTGGTATCAGTACCAGACACGCTGATCGTGCCAGTAGCCACACGCGCATAACCGTTGCCAGTTACCTCAGTACCGCCACCTGCGTCCGATGGTGCAGCGGTAAACAGTCCAACATACCAAGCTGTCGGACGGGTTGCAGAGTTGGTTGTGAGCAACCAATTCAGCAGCAGGTTTTCGGTGTAATTGCTAAAAGATGACATATCTTTCCTTTATCCTAAAGTTCTCGCTCTCGCAACCAAAGCCCCGCCTGAAGTAGAGCCACGATCATCAGCAGTTTGCAGGTCTTGCAACGCTGTCAAATACATTTGCGACCATGTACCAATTCTCGCATCATCCTTGAGATATGGAGCAGCTTGCATCAAAGCACCATAAAGATAGATGTCAGGAGCAGCAGTCAAAAGCCAGTTGGTCGTGTTGCTGTCAGACAGCTTACTCAGCTTCGCGTAGTAAACCAGCTCTGCCGTGTAAGAAGAATCAGCAATCGGCACAGTCCTGATCTGACCACCAACAATCGAAAAGAACTGAGGCTTGCCAGAAGATGTGTAGCGAGTGCTTAAATTGTCCAGAGAGTCAATCGTCTCAAAGCCAACTGGAGTAATTGGATTGGTCTGCAACTTAAGAGAACGAGCCTCAAGGAAGTCTGCTGGAACAGCACTATATTCAGAATCAATGGTCGCGGTAGCCCTGACAATCATCTGACGAGTACGCAGTCGGCGCTCGACCTGCGCTTCAGCCAATGAAATAAAGTCAGGCACAGCAGAAGTCAGGTCTGAACGATTCAGCCAATCTGCTACCGATGTCTTTAATTCCGAATATGTGCTGAGTGCCATCAACTTGCCTCTTTAGCTTTCTCCAAGTCACGCATCACCCAAGTGTGATCGTGCTTGAATTCAAAAGTGCCAATATGACCGATCTCTTTCGAGAGGTCATGGTCTATGTAGATTTTAAAGCCAGCGGCACGCGCTTTGCGACAGAAGAAAACATCCTCACCAATATAGCCACGCTTATCGGTGCGCCAAGGTGTCTCAAACCACGGTTCGCTCAAGGACTCAAACACCTTGCGTGAGATCAGCATGACACCCATGCCAATAGACTGCACTTCTTCCAATCCAGTTGACTCAGGCATAGAGTAGACCAGCTCAGAGTTCATGCCCCTAGCAGTTGGACCTGTCGGCATACGCCTACGCGCACAGTTGGTTGCCACGATGTCCTCGTTGTGAGCCAACAAACGACCAATCATGTCCTGCGGGAATGTCATGTCTGAATCGACAAATAGAACATGGGTACAGTTTTCACGCATTGCTTCAAGGCACAAGTCAGCACGCTGGTTCTGAATCAATGTTCCCTGATTGATCTTCAAGGCAACAGCGTCAGGTGTGTTGATCGTGTGATACGCCACCATGTTGACCAAGCAAAAGGTGTAGTTAGCGTGAACCATGTCACGCGCTGGCGTACAGACAGCGATGTAGTTGATGTTTTCTTCGCTCATACTTCGCCCGATCTTGTTCTGAAATACTTGTTGTCGGGGTCGTTGAGCCAACGCTTCATGAAGGCTTCATCGTCAAGTTTGCCTTCTCTTTTCAATTGGAAATAGATAGACATTGGGATGCTGGCAACGCGAGTCCATTCACCCCATCGAGCACGCTCATCAATCTGTGCGTACTCTTGTTTGTTTTCTTCAATGATCTGTGAGACATCTTGACGAGTCTCAATCGTTGCTTCATCTTTGTCGGCATCGTAGTGCCAAATTCTTGTGATGCCTAAAGCATCATCTTTATCAAATAGTTTCTTTTCAGTCATGTAAAAAAGGGGAGAGATTTCTCTCTCCCCTCTCCTTGGTTTGATTAAGAAGTAATCAAGTCAGCGGCAATGCCGTGAGCGTTTTCAGCGGTCACTTTCAGACCCCATTCAACGATCAACATACGCTTCTCAGCGTCACCAGTCTTAGCCAATTCGATTTGCTGATAAGGACGCAGAGTCATCAACTTTGCGTAATCTGGGTCGATCACGAAAGCGTCACGCTCACGCTGGAACCGATTAGGTACGACCTGCACATTTCCGAAGTCTGAAACATAGATATCAGCAGCGCCAATAATTGTTGCAGGACGAGCGCCACCATCAATGTTGAAGCGTGAAGAAGCGATGCCAGAGAAGCCAGACACGCGCTGCTTGTTGACAGGACCAGTCATCAAGATTTTGGGAGTACCGCCAGCAGTCCACACTTGCTGAATAACATTCTTCAAGATGGTTTCGGTGAAGGTACGCACATTACCGTCAGTACGGGCGCTGTTAGGCAGAGTTGTGTACGATGGGTTAGCACCGTTGGTCTGCATATCGTAGTTGGTCTTGATGAAGGCTTGCAACGAAGCAGTACCGCGAGCAGTAGTGGTGTTGCCAGCAGCAGCCACAGCACCATTCAACATGGTGAATTCTTGGTCGCGCTTCAACTCAGAGCCGCGCTTGGCGATCTGATAAGCCAATTCGCTACGGCGACCAGCTTTGTTAACCACTTCTTCAGTAGCTGACAAAACGATGGTCTTGCGGCTGATCTGAGCGTAGTTTTGCAAACGCACAGTAGCAGTCACAGCGTCAAACGATGTCACATCATCGCCCTCAAGCTGTTTGTTCGCTGCGGCGCTGGCGAGAGTATCGGTCTGCCATTCGTACAACGAATTGCTTACTGACTCACGACCGATGTTGCTCATGTAAGGAGTTTCTTCGGGTGCGATGTTTGTGATGACATTTGACAGGTCTTCACGAATGCCTTTGGCATCAAAGGTAGTAAAGGTGTTAGTTACGATAGCCATTTAAGTGCCTCATTTCAAAAGAAGTGCAATTGCGGAAGCCGCGTCATCAACGCGACCAGTTTTTGCAAGACGCTGTTTTGCGCGGGTAGCTTCACTTGTTGGAGAGACACGACCTGCTGCACTAGGCTTGGCTGGTCGAGGACCATTGTTCACAACTGGTTTGATCTGTCCACGCTTGGACATCATCTGGTCGTACAACGCTGCTTTACGCAGAGTCAAAACGGCACGATGGTCAAACACATTCTTGAGTTCTTCTTCTGAGTAACCGACCTTCTGACCGAACTCAATCAACATGGCTTTTTCTGCTTTAGCCTTCTTGGAGTCTTTCCATTCAGGTATCGCAGCGACTAATGCCTCTTGCTCTTGAGCAAGTTTGGCTTTCATCTCTTCCATGCGTTGTTGCTGTGTCAATTGAGAAAGTCGCTGCTGTTCAGACTGAATCGCTGCGAGTTTTTCCTGCTTGTCACGCAACAACTCTCGCTGACGAACCCACTCGATAGGGTCTTCGTTATAAAGACGCTCCAAATCGACTTGTGGCTCGGCAGCAGACTCAAGCTGCTGTTGCAATGCTCCCAACAATTGAGCGTACTGTTCACGCTCGGCACGAATAGCAGCAGCTTCAGCTTCAACCTGTTTACGGGTTTCAGCGATCTGTTGCGTCTTTCGTGTGTAGTCCTGAGTCCTTGAATAACCCTTCTGAAGCTCGTCCAGCGTCACCTCAATCTCTTTACCGTCAACCTTGACGGTGTAGACCTGTGGCTGTTCTTCCTCATCAGATTCTTCATCTTCTTCGGACTGTTCCTCATTGGTTTCTTCATTAGACTCTTCGTCTTGCGTTTCTAATGATTCTTCCTCTGAAGCCGCAACTTCTGGCTCATCGCCATCAGTTAACTGCGTCTCTTCCTCTGCTGGCTGTTCTCCCTCAATAGGCAGCAACATTTGGTCGAGAACACCGACTGCATCAGTCAATGTCATTGGTCCTGTTTGGACGCTTCCCGAAGGATTGGCGGTATTTCCTTGCATTTCCAAGATTCCTTATTGTGATTTCTGAGCGCGGTCAATGTTTCTTTGAGCCACTTTGCCGTTGTCCATGATCTTGTTGATCTGTAAACGAAACTGCTCAATGGCTTGAACCATGTGCCACGCACTCTCTCTTTTCACGCTGTCCTCTGGCTTCGTACTCTTCCAAAGCCAAACGGCATCGTTCTCCATTTGCAGCAAAGCTGCTGAGAAGGCTTCGTCCTGTATCAGACTCTCTGCCTTCTTCCCTTTTCTTACGGTTTCTTCATTGTTCACTTAAAAGACCATTCCTTGTGGGTTGATGGGTTGCTGTGCAGCTTGCATCGCTTGCGCTTGCAATTGACCTTCTTGCTTCACAGCCTCTCTGTCCACAGCTTGAATCGCCATTATTTGTGCCGAGTCAATCTGTGTTTGATACTTTAACTCAAGCTCATACTTCTTGAGCATTAAGTCCTGATTCAGTTGATCTCTGCGGAAATCGTCATCCCGAATCATCTTCTCGCGTTGCAACTCCAGTTCAGCAGCCTTCTTCTGAATGTCAGCCTTGATCGACTCAGCCTGAACCTGCGCCAGCACTTCTTCAGGTGTTGGCTTTGGCTGGCTTTGTGGTGGCTGCCAGTTGTCAGGAATGTCGTTGAAGTAAGCCGAAGCGTCTTTCATGCCTGATAGCTCAACGACCTTACGCAAAGTTCTGACATACTGTTGCGCCGAAACAACAGGATTGGTTAAACCGTATTGGTTCAGAATCGCCTCTTGCTTGGCAGCGATCTGCGTCAAGGTGGCAATCTTCTCGTTCACATCGCCATTGCCCAAGGCAATATTGACCGTGACATCCATTGAGTTATCCCAAGCGCGTGGGTCGATCTGAACCCACTCGTTACGCAGACGAATCATGCGTGGCTTGTCCTGATGAGTCGTGACCAAGAACAGGATGGTCTTAAACAACTGCTTCATGCCTTCAGCCATCAGACGGGCTGTCAGCTCAATGCGACCTTGAGACGCAGAGATCGTGGCGTTCACAGCCGCTTTGGTAGCCGACTGCAAAGCGTCAGCATTCAAGCCCATAGCCGCCTTGCTCATGCCTGTACGGTCTTCCTTGATCTGGTCGATGTAGTCCAGAACAGGGAAGGCAGCTTGACCAACAAAAGGCGTGGTCAAAGGCTGAACCATGCCAGCAGAACGAGCGCGAATCACAGCGCCTGTCTCATTGTTCAGCACATCGTCAATATTGACCTGACCCTCAACAATGACGGTACGGGGGTGAATCGATTGAGCCAAAGAGTCCAAGGTGTTACGAAGCACCTCTGACTTGATCTCTTGCAAGTCGCGTGTGATGTCAAAGATTGAATTCGCCTCAAGTGGCGATGTGTGAGGCTCTGGGTCGCATGGGAACTCAATAAACGGGATGTAAGAGGCTGGCAGGTTGCGAACCATCTTGTAGCCAGAACCCATGAAGCACATCTTGCGAAGCTCGGCAATCCCGTCACCGTCATAGTCCACTTTGGCGTAACCCTCGATGTACAGCACGCGCTGCATCATTGGGTTGGCGCTCTCTGTTGGGAATTGCTGGTTGTTTAAAGGCTGACGCGCCAAAGCCTCTTCGCTGTCGTTAAGGTCGGACGAGCCAACATAATCCATCACTTCGTCTTGGTCGTAACCCATCTCGACAAGCTCCCACACATAAGCCATCTTACGATGACCGATGAATGGGGAGTCTTGGAAAGACATCGCCTGACGAGACAGCAACAGCTCTTCAGGTGGCAAGCAAGCCACATGAATACGCTTGTCAGTAATCACTCGCTT